CGCTCAGCTGCAGGACTACAGTAGAGTAAGTAAAGCCAGCCCGCGCCAGTCCATTCAGCTTTACTACTCGGTCCAGGCCTGCTCCAACGGCGGTCTGCGGACTGCTTTGGTTGTACAGCAGTTGGGCTAGAGAATTGTCGTCAGCCTGTTTCAGACTTAGCAAAGACAGTAACTGGTATATGGCTGAGTCAGGCGCGACGTACTGATTAGCACCATAGATGTTAAGGTAGCCTTGCAAATTGTCAGCCAGGATAGAGGCGTAACTGTTGACTACCAGCCCAGCTGGGCCGATGCTGGGCGGTGCGTACGGTGGAGTGCTCATCGCTTAGGTGTCCAGACTGGCGCTTTGGCCTGGTAAGTTGGTGACTGTTACGGTACCGAAGAATGTCTGCACTTCCGCGCTCCAGTTGAATTGTCCATTTGCAAAAGTCACCACCACGTTGACTACCGCCGTGACATACGGCACAGCGGTAATCTGCTGTTGTATAAGCAGGCTCATAGCCTGTAGTCCGCGCGGGCTGGCAAGTTGACTTAGTATCTGTTGGGTCACTGGCAGGCCAAGCGTCAGATTTTCCCACCACTCTCCGTACCACAGACTAAGCCGTGTGTAGACAGCCTGTTCCACGGCCTGCCCATCTACAAGGGTAGTAGTAAGGTCGAAGTTGGGATTATTCTGCGAATCCAGCATCAGGTACGAGATTGTGGGAGCCGTCGACATTACTGCCCTTTCAGTATCGTAGTCTCACTGCCGGTAGGTATAGACGGTCCGCTGTAGCCCAGACTTACTAGGAAAGGTTGAATGTGCGTCACATACCACTGGTAGAATGTATCATTTACTAGCGCCTGGGCCACGCCGCCTAGTGTTCCAGTAACCTTTACAGACCCAGCGCTTAGATCGATAACGGTCAGTCCGTCGTCGCTGCGCAGCTGCGCTGATGTGCCGGAGTAATTAGTGAGTTTGTTGGGCTGGCTTACCATACCGGGTATAAAGCCGCAATCGTGCACATGGTGACGTCGTAATTCTAGCTGTCGCTGGCTTCCAGTAGCATTCTGCACATTGTCGGCCTTCGGGCCAGTAGCGCCGCCCACCCACCAGTTATCAAAGCAAGTGTCACAGAATACCAGCAAGCCCTCGTCACCCTTCTTAAGCGGCAACGTCAGGCCCCATCCGCCTCCGCGTGGCAGTACTACAGGGACATTGGTTATAGGTTGTATGTCCCACCACTGCGCCCCAGTCTGCGTTCGCACCTGCTCCTGGATGGCTATCTGCACAGTAGCGGTTTGGTGGACGTAATCCATATCAGCGGCCAAAAAGGCCGGAGTGGCGCAGCGCGTATCCGCTAATGATTGGCGAATAATCTGTCGCCATTGCTCGGCAGGTGAATAAGCTACCTGCGCGGGAGTTAGCTGTAGTTGGTTAGCAGCCACCTAGCCTCCTCCACTAAACAAACCGTCTGGCAGGTTCTGTGCGTAGACAGTGCTGAAGCCTATGACGTCCGTCTGCCAAAGGTTTCCTCGTGTATCGCCACTATGCCTAACTTGGCCAACGAAGAATGTAAGACTGCTAAGCGGAGCTACAAAGCTCTGCCCCTGTGTCAGCGGCTCCAGCGTGACCAAGGTATTAGTTAGCTCCACCACCATAGGCGGCAGCTTAACTTGCAGACGCGGATCTAGTAGCACACTGAACTCCACGCCCTGCGGAAGCTGGCGCGGCGTGCCTACGATACTGAACGTGGTGTTAGCTGGCAGGTTGCTTACTGGAACATTGGGCGCGAATGGAGGACTGTAGATAAGCGCCGGGGTCAGGCTAGGATTAGCCATCTCACTGATGTAGGCTTTATTACCATCCTGCCACGACTGTAAGAAGTGCGAGTAAGCTGTAAGCGCGACTTGCTTGGCGGTGGTTCCAAACACGGTATTGCCGCGTGGGTACTGTGTAGTGCTGAGGGCCTGCTGAGCAGCATCACTAAGCGTTCCATTCGCCACCCCTAATTGCGGTACGCCTACGGCCTGGGCCATTTTAGCAAGCAGCTGTTGCTGGCTGCTGTAAGGGCCTACGGACAAGCTGACCGGCTCGGCTATAGCTGCCGGGCTAGCTATGCAGTGTAGTCGCAAAGCTAAGTCCACTACGGCTTCACGCGTTAGAATAGCCTGTAACACTGGGCCGTCCCAGATGGTGGAGTAGAGGTTAGGCCCATTCTGAAATCCGGCCTTGAGCACGACGCGCGTAGCTGTAAGTATGAGGTTCTGCACAGCAGGGTCATTGAGGTTGTAAATAGTTATATCGGCGGACCAGAATGGACTGGGAATGGCCGATAGTAAAACGTCGAACTTCATCCACAGCGCTTCAGGCTCCCACTTATTGCTAGTCACTACTAGCGGCGTAGGATCATCGCCATAGTAAACGCTCAGTTCCCATGCGTGGCCAAAGAGAGGGATCGCGCTGCTACTCATACATTGTCGCCCCACAGCAGCGTGAACTGAGCTAGGTTGTTCGCGCCCGGATAGTCACCCACTGCTGGGCCTATAGTATTGAGTAGGTAGGCGCTGCCTATCTGAAGGTACTGATACTGTGCCAATAGGTTAGCCGCTGGATACCAGCCAGTGATTAGTGGAACGCTGGCCAGCAGTAAATTACCATTGACGTCCGATATTGACATCTGCCAGTAACCGGCCATTTCGCTGAAGCTGAGCGTGATGTTAAGCGTAAGCGGCTCACCGTTCACAGTTAACTGCAAAGCGAAAGTCTGGTTAGGCTGATTGGTAAGCGGCACTACTTGATCGGCCATTACTTAGGCCCCGCAAGCTGCTGAAGATTGTTAGTGTTGACACTGCTGTAAGTGCCCGCGCCCGGAACATCTACGCCGCTCGGATTGGCGTTCAAATAGCCTAGCAGGTTATCCATCAGCCCGCCTAGCGTGTCAGCATTAGAAGGCACAATTCCAAATTGGCTAGATATGGAAGAGGGCGGATTCTGGCCGGTAATGGCACCGAGGCCGGTTGCACCAGTGGCCTGATTACGGGCACTGATGGCCGGAGTAAGAAGGGCGGTAAAAATCTGCTGGAAGTCAAGCCGCATACGCAATCCGGTTATAGTGCGTGAATCTTCTTCGGCTTCCACATTCAGCAGCAGCATGTTGGTGTAGGTACGCAGTTTTGTAGTAACTGTAAGCGGAATACGCGCAGCCTGAATGGTCAGCATTGTCTGATAAGCCGACACACTTTTCGTCGTACCGCCGCTGAATGGAGTTATGTAAGGAGCTGTGTTGGAGCTTGCTGTAGTGGCATAGGCATCCATTACATCGCTCATACCTACGTCCATACTCAGCGTTGCAGGCTCCAGGTAAGCGTGGCTTGTAAGGTCGGCCCCGGTCTGAACGGGGTGCTTAGTAGTTGTAAGGCGTTGTCCGTGAGGCAACCGCAATACGGCGTCGAACACATAAGTGCTCTGTGCCGCTACCTGTGTAGTAAGCACCCCTGTACCGGCCAGCGAGGCTGTCAGCGTTTGCTGGGTAAGCTGCTGCGGTTGCTGTTGTGCCGGTACCGTGATGGACACCATCGCCGGTTGGCTGTTCCACTGCGGCGGTCTCCATCCGGCCATATTAGAATCCCCATGCTAAAGCCGAAAACTCAGCTTGATTCAGTTGAGACTGTTTAGCCATTGCATCACGTATGGCGCTAACCGTAGCCTGATGAATTTGATGCGGCGTAGCGCGTGGCTCTACTACATTCACGGTAATGCTGCCCACCTGGACAGTTCCACGTTGTCCAGCCTCGGCTAAAATCTTTGCGACATAGTTCCGCGTTTCTTTAGGCAATGTGGCTTTGCCAGCCAAAAATTTGTCGAAGCGTTCAGTTCCTGCATTATAGGCAGCTAAGGCATAGGCCTCATTGCCGTGGTATCGTGCAAGCAACTGTAAAATATCCTTGGCTCCACCAAGTATATTCTGAACTGGGTTCAAGGAGTTTGTAACGCCTAGAGACTTAGCAGTGCCAGGCATAAGCTGCATAAGACCCACAGCACCTTTGGGGCTTACTATGCTGGGATTGCCACCGCTCTCTGCATGAATCATCGACTTCAAAAGATCATTGAATGCATCATTATGAAGAGCACTTCTGACTAAAGACGAACCGAAGGCAATGGGCAGACCATTGTCTGTGAACGCACCGTTGCGAAGCTTATCCACCAGTTTCTCAGCATAACTCATGGATGGGGACGGCTTACCCAGCGTGCCCTCTAGCGCACTTCCGGCCTCGTAGCCAGCACCGAAACCAGCCGCTCCGCCTAGTGGACCGCCAAAAGCAAAGCCAAAAGCGCCGGTCATCAACTCCATATACTGCTTAGTTGTCAGTTCGTCTAGCGCAGCCTTTGCTACTTGCCCGGCTTCCTTAAAGTGACCTTCACTGGCTAGCGATACTGCATTTAACAGACCAGACAGTAAAAGTTCTACATGAGCAACCAGTTCAGCAAAGCCTGCCATTCCATGCGATGTATGCTGTAAAGCCGTAGTTAACTTGTCAAAGCTGAATGCCATACCCTCAATACTGTCGTCGCCACTGATAAGGCCAACCAAGTTAGTAAACAGCAGTGCTGCGTTAGCAATCGCATCGCCCGTTGCCCACATAACATCCTTAATGTCGCGCCAAATAGGTAGAAAGTCCTTGGCTAGCACCTTGGATATTTGCGGCATATTGACTATGAGCCACTCACTGGTGATTCGCAGTTTACGCAGTAACTCATCAGGTCCAGTGCCTAGTGCGTGCATGAACTCCATCACGGTGTTCATACCTAGGTACTCCATCTCTACTCTCAACCGGGTGAACTCGAAACGCACATCACGAATCTTATGCATCTGGGCGTCGTAATCACCGGTAGGAGCCATGCGGCGTTGATCCTCAATAAGTTGATGAGTACGCCCGCGAAGCTCAGAGTCCCACCAAAGGTTTTCCATCGGCTGGCCCAGCGCGTCCATAGCTACCTTAAGGCTGCGCGCCGCGTCCTTACTCATGAACATGTGCAGCGCGAACAGTCGGTATTCCTGGTCCGCCATGGCTACCTTGTCAACTAAACCCAGCGCCGCGCCGCCCATCGCAGCAAAGCCCGCTACAACTTCCACCTGAGTCTTGAAGACAGTACCGGCGATACTCTTCATGTTGCTGTCGACAATAGTACGCGCATGCATGAGAGCCTGATCAAACCGCCGCAGTCCGGCTTGGTCCACTGTAGTGCCCAACTTAATAAGATATTCATCAAGAATGTTGGGCACGGTTAGCCTCCATGTAATTGCGCATCCGCGCTTCGTTCTCTTCCTTTACATCCAAGTATTCAAGGGCCTCAGCCAGGTCACCTACATCATAAGTGCCATCAAAGGCTTCGTGCTGCCGCCACAGACCAGCACCTATGACGCGCCACACGAGCGGGCTTAACGTGGAGAATCCTACTAACTCGTAGGGGCTGGGTTCTCCGCCGCTGAAGTGTTCCCGCTCTCCGTGAAAAATGGAAGTAGGCTGAATACTAACGACTCAACTGCCAGTACATGGATGAGCGAAGCGTCGTCCGCCACATCAGGATCCGTCCAACGCCCATCGCCGCTCTTCAACGGCAACAAAGCAGTGGACCCTTTGACATTTACAGTTGAAGACACACACTTAAGCGCCGCGTCAAAAGCGTAGTTAGTGTCCTCCAGGCTGAGGCCGCGCATGATGGCGGCGTTCACTAGCATACGTGCCCGGTCTTCGTCAGTTAGTTTAGGAAGGTCTTTCGACTCGACCTCCAGCTCGGCGCTTGTCTCTTTTCGGTTATCCAGTAAAGCGCCCATCATTCTGATGTAGACAAAGCTACCGGCCACTGGGTCCATCTTACGCAGCTGATAGCTTTGTCCTTTAACTGTTACATCCTTAGTTCTCACTGGTTCACCACATTGGCAGCCATCAAGCGCCAAGTCACATTCTGCCCATGTGCGTGGTAGGGTTTGTCGGGAATCTTCGAGAAGCTAACACCCGACAGCAAATGCGTAGCCCCGTCCAGCAATGTGCGGAAGGCCAGCGCCGTAGCAGCCCAGCCGCTTACGTCGTCCTGGTTAGCCGCCTGTACACATAGGTTGTAAAGATTAAGAAGTTCGTGATGGAGTGGCGAAGTCTGCTGAACTTCCAGAGATATCTCACCGTTTGCTCCGGCTACGTAACTAGGCATAACTGTACCGTCTGCCGCTACCTCATGCACCGTACGCTCAGTGGCCATGGTTATTGTTACAGAGCCTAGACCAAGGTTACCTCCAGTAAGCGGCAGCGACACGCCGAATACACTGTTGGTGAGCGTTCCCACCAAATCTTTGAAGCTGTAAGTTACGCCGACGCTCATTACTTCCTCCGCTTACTGCTGTGTGTAGACGGCGATTTGAACGCTGATAACCGCCCCGGCTGTTGTGATGCAGCAATAGATCGGCATGCTCTGCCCTGCTGCACGGTTAGCTGACGATTGCTGAGCGTATGGCTGTGACTGGTTCAGGTAACCGCTCTCTAACGATTGGCCTGTAGCCAAACCGAGCACAGCCTGACCACGCCACACTGCTCCGGCTATAAAGCCGATGGAGGCAAGTAAAGCGCACGCCTGATTGCAGGCTGTAATCAGCAGCTGCTGTCCTGCATTAGTCTGCGGAACGGCGGGCAAACTGCCGATTACATTCATTTCATTGATCTGAATCTGCGCCACCAGCACGGCCAGGTACAGCCACAAATAGCTGGGCTGGCCATTGCTAAGCAAACCTGTTTCAAACCACAGGAACTGCCCGCCAAAGTTACCGTACACGTTGAAGAAGTTACCTGTAATGGCCGTGTACTGTGTCTCGGTTAGTGGTTCAGGCGCTATTCCTACTAACTGCTTAGCAGCCGGACTGAAGAAACTACCGGCCAGCCCCGTATTAAGGCCCATCTCCAGACCCATCAGCGCCACTGCGGCATAGATGTTATTCGGGTAAAGACCGCCTTGCGTAGTGCTGTAGACGCCGAGTACCCGTAAGCTGAGATTCTTCAACTGAACGGCCAGGTTGTTGGTGGCGTTGTTGAGAATGCCTGCGTCATTGGACCAAATGTAGTAGCGCGTGCTCTGCCACAATGGGTCGGCCCACTCAGCCAGTGCCAAGTTATCGGCGTCAGCCGGGTTGTAAACTGCCAGTCCATACCACACACTGTTGGCAGCGCGGCACGCCTGCGCCGCCTGGAGCAGACTCTCACCCAACCCTGTAACGTTGATGGTGAGTCCGCTGCCGCCACTGGGTGCTACGGCTGTGCAAACAAGCCCCGAAGCTACGGCGTACCCGGTGCCCTGCTGAATAATACTGAACGTGGCCACGGCGCTGCCCGCTAGCGTCAGCACCTTGCCTATACCATAGTTGGCTCCGGCCTGCGCAATGGTGAATGTATCGCCTACCGCCCAGCCCATACCGCCAGCGCCTAGGGTGGCGGTGGCAATGGCCGTAAGGTCCTGTCGGCCAATCCAGATATAAGACGCAGGTTCGTTCTGACTAAAGTAAATACCAGCCGCAATATACTCCGGCTCGTTGATTGTGAAACCGTCCGTCAGCATGGCCGTATTCCACGTAGCCGCCGCGTACTTTCGCAGCCGTGAGTTTGCTCCATAGCTGGGAATTACAGCGCTATTGCCTATGAACAGCCCCTGGTTGAATGGATTGGCGCTAGCCGCTGCCGGAGCTACGGATACGCTAAGACTTACTATGTTAGAGATTGGAAGCGGAGGCGTTGTAGCCATTGCAGCGTAGCTCCTATTTTACTGTGAAGTCGGCCACCTGGCCGCTGCTGTCGTTGACCAAGACTTCTACGCTTTGTACAGCGCCGTCCTGGATTGTTTCAATTACGTTCTCATTCATGTGGATAGAGAAGTCCGAGCGATTGTACCACTGCCCATTTATCTTCTCCGGAACGCGTGTTGGCGTTGCCGGATCACTGACTGGGAATAACTGTTGAAGGTTAAGCAAGTCGTTGAAGTAGTCCAGAAAAGTGGCCGAGTGGATAAGGCGGGCGCGGTCCACGGCATTAGGCCCGTACAGAACCCACTGCACGTTCCACACACGAGTGTACTGAGTTGTCGTAGTTACTGGGCTGCCGCTCTGCGTTTGGTTACGTATCTTGGCGTAAGTGTCATCCGCCAGTGTGACGGCTATGTAGGCCACGTCAACAGTTGCGGGCGAGAACGGCTGCCCTTCTTGCTGCCAATCTACGCGAACTAGACTCAGGTCCGGCGGGTTTACGCCTAGCGCCGCCATTGTCCACTTCTGGATGATAATAGCCAACGCCGCGTCTGTAAGAGCCTAAGACGATAACTGCTGCCCGTTAGGGTAGTTGGTAACTGTCATTACACACCCGCCATCCGCGTGGCCAGCGCTTTGTAGTAGCCGCTTCCAGGGTAGTGCTTGACATGCAATACACGGTACTGCACCGTGTCGTACACCAGTATGTCGCTCGCTGCGGTTCCTATGTTCGCAGCGGGCCACTCGAAGTACAGCACAGCTGCGTCGTACACAGGAGTGGTAAGAGTTAACACGTAACCGGACAACGTATAGTCCACGCCAGGAATCTTGAAGACGCCATCAATGAAAAGCTTACCGCCCGTTATTGGGGGTACCGGGTCTAGCGTGTAAATTCCACTGCCAAGAACGGTTTCCTGCGGCGTACAACCCTGCGTTGCTCCGGGCGACGCCATGGCACCGCGAGTGACGTATAAAGTCACAGTAGCCCAAAAGGCCATCATTCCTTCTACGATGTCACCCTCGGGAACCATGTTAAGCTCTTTATCGCTCGCTCGCTGTACTGGCCCGCTGGCCTCTATAGATGTGGTAGTGGATAGAAAGCCGCCTGGGACCCACTGACCTACACTCCTGAGAATGGTAAACGGCTGCGGCGCTACCAGGTCCGCGTCGCCCACAACTTCCGCTACGCTTATCAATTTAGTAGCCCACCGCTACCCAGTTAGCGCTGGCTCCACTGCCCAATATCTCTGCGCTGTAGTTAGAAGCTGTAATGCTGGCTGACTGAAAAGTACGCGGACTGGGGTTGACGTTATTGTGCACAGAGCCTACTACGATGAAGCACTGGTTAGCAAACGCGGTTGGAAAGGTCACGGTGGTGGGCGTGCTGTCCGGCAATATGCCGGTATTACCCCATTGAACGGTTAGTCCGCCTAACCAAGTTGGAAACTTGATGTAACCATTAGATGTGAGAGAAGTAGCGA